GAGTATCTGATTATAATACTTTTAAACGGTATTGTGATCAGATTCTTGTTTGTGAACAGTTTGATTATAAGGGATTGTTATCCCCTATTAATCCGTTCATCTGCTCGTTTCTTATTGAGGCGAACAGAGAAAAGAAAGCGCACTTCCTGAAAGTTCCCTATCAGTTTTTGAGATTCGCACGAAAGCTTAATCTCCAGGACATTGGTCTTGAAGATGAAGCAATTACGCGATATCTTAATACTGAGAAGGAGCTTGAGGCCAATCAACCCGATGACAACGAAATACTCGATAGTATTTCTAATATCATTGGGGGATGGTTCGGGGATTTTCATATCGATAATCTCCTACCCATCCATGGCTCAGGTTCAGTAGCGGAAGGGCCTCTCACATTAGCTGAGAAGTTTGAAAACATTGCGATTGATGATAAAATAAAAATCATCCTTCGTAATTGTAGTCATCCTGACAGCTATAGGGAGTATTTCCCTAGAGAGCCCAAAGATAATCTGCAAAGAGTTTCGCGGACTATCTTTGTTCCCAAAACTGTCTCTAAGCTTAGAACTATATCAATGGAACCTATAGCTCTACAATATCTCCAGCAAGGAGTTATGTATGAACTATACCATTGGATAGCCCGTCACCCCTTCCTTGGAGTGCGGATTAGGCTTAGCGATCAGGGGCAGAATCAGATACTTTGTCTCGAAGGTTCGTTGCGTCATAATTATGGCACAATTGACCTATCGAGTGCATCTGACTATGTCTCCTGGAACCTGGTAAGGAGGGTGTTCAAGTCCGTCCCACGTTTGTATAAGTGGTTACTGGCTACAAGATCGTGTTCCACGATTTTGCCAGACGGACAGCTGTTACAGCTAAATAAATACGCTCCTATGGGATCAGCTTTATGCTTTCCTATACAGTGTATTATATTTGCTGCAATAGTTGAACATGCATCAAGAAAGACTGCTGCACACCTAAAACAGCCTCCTCGGCTGTTTAGTGTGTACGGTGATGACTTGGTGGTCCCGACCGAATGTTACGACGAGTGTATAAAAACGCTTGTCGCTTGCGGGTTCAAGGTGAATGTACGAAAATCGTACAATCACGGAGAATACCGCGAGTCATGCGGAAAGGACTACTACGCAGGGGTTGACATCTCTGCTATCTATTACCGAATTCCATTCAGTAATAGGAAGACGTCACCGAGCGTATACAGTAGTTGGTGTAGTATGGCTAATAATGCCTATCTACACCGCCTGCCTGTGCTAAGGTCTTATCTAATAAATAAGATTCTTAGCACATTCCCTGGAAAGGGTCCTTATTTTGGCAGATCGCCATATAAGTCTCCTTACCTGTATAGCTCTCAACCCACTAACTTCCATGTTGCGAAGAAGTGGTGTAAGCGCTATCAAAGATGGGAAGGCAGGTTTCTCTCAGTTAAGACGAAACTGAGGGGTGCGGAAGTCACAGATGACGTATTACGTTATCATTGTGCACTAATCAATATGGCAAAGCGCTGTAAATTACACGCTGCCCCTATTGATGAATTCGTACCAACTGTATCGCTGCAAGGCTGTGTGGAGTTCTTCAGCTCCACTGCCCTACCGATAACAGACTGGATTCAGCATGATCTCATGCTGACAGAAGATCTGTAGGGAACGTAGAACGTAGCCTACACTGGGGGCGACCTTTTGGTCACCTTAAACTGATTCCCTCTTTTTGGTAATGCTCAAGTCTGTTAACGACTAGTCGAGATAATCTCGCCAAAATCGCTA